AAGCGCCGCGTGGTGCTGGCGATCCAGGGGCGATCGACCGGGGGCACCGAGGCGCGCTATCGCTCGATAGCCCTGGGCGCCGATGTGCGGGTGGCAGATGCGGCCGTTTACACGGTTGGCCGGGATCCCACGATCAACGTGGCGGTGTTCTCGACCGATAACGCCGGGGTGGCTGGCGCGGCGCTCTTGGCCAAGGTGGATACGGCGCTGCAGGCGCCCGAGGTCCGCATGGTCAATGACGCGATCGTGGTGGCATCGGCCGCCCAGCAGGTGACCGATATCGCGGCCAATGTCTGGCTGTTGCCCTCGGCGCCTGAAAGCGTCCTGGCGCAGATGGAAACCGGGCTGCGTGAAGCCTGGGCGCGCGACATGCTGCTGGGCCGGGATCTGACCTTGTCCTGGCTTCTGGCGCAGCTGCAGATCGATGGCGTGCAGCGGGTCGAGCTGGTGGCGCCAACAACTGACATTGATGTGCCGTTCAACCGGGCCGCTGCGCTCGGCACGGTCACGCTAACCAAGATGGGCCGGGCCTACTAATGAGCGCAGATCTGCTGCCGACCAATGCCACACCATGGGAAAAGGCGGTTGCCGACGCCATGCCGGTTTCGGCGGTGGCGGATTCGGCCATCAATGCCATGCGGCGGGTGAAGTATGTTTCGCCTCGCCCGTCGATGCTGCCGTTTTTGGTCTGGGAATATGGGTTGGGCGAGCTGACCCCGTACGTGCCCAATCTTTATGACCTGATCGACCAGGGCGTGCGTTGGCAGCGCCTGCGCGGCACGGTCAGCGCTGTGGCCATTGGCCTCGCCTGGATCGGCTATGCCGCCACGATCGCGGAAGAATGGACCGGCCGCACCTGGTGGAACAGTTTCCAGCTGCGGTTTCCCGAGCTGCCAGAAAAGGACAGCCCGGATCTTGAGCAGATCGAGGGGATCACGGCGCTTTCGGTGCCCAAGCGTTCCCAGCTGCGCCGGGGCGTCCATCAATTCGATGTGGACGCGGCGCAGGCCGACCATACGCAGCTCGATGATAGCTATCTCGACTTTGAAAGCGGCATCGCGGTGACGCAGGCGGGCACGCTGTGGTCATTCGGCCGAGTGCATGAATTCAGCCATACGCTGACCGAGGCCGAGGGGCTGGCGATCGGCAACTGGATCGCGCCGGTCGAGGGCGGCGGCATCAAGTGGGTGGGGCTGACCGTGCCCTGGGTCGATGCGCAATACAAATGGGCAGATAGCCCGGCCGCCTTGCGCCGCTCGGTCATGGCCGGCTGGTTTGTGGGCAAGCCGCTCTGGCTGCGCCTTGAGGCCGAGGGCGGCACGGTGATCGGGTTCCGGCGCTGCCGGGCCGTCCATGCCGTGCAGCAGCAGCTAGAGGGCGTCTATGCGATCGAGGGTGCCACCTATGAGCCGGTCAATGGCGGGCAGCTGCTCTATGTCGAGGCCATGACAGAATTCGAAGATGCGGACGGGGTCACCTGCGCCGGCATCGCCCTGGTTGCCGGCGCCGAGCTGGCGGCCGGGGTCAAGCCCGGCCGGCTCTGGCTGGATCCGGGCGAGCTGGTGGGCGGCGAAGCGATCGCCAGCCAGTTGGTTTCCATTCCGCTGCGCCAGACAGTGCGCGAGCAGATCAAGTTTTTGATGAGGTTCTGAAATGTTCGAGCATCCCAGCGGACTCCCGCAGGCTTTTGACAGCGTGGGGCAGCGCCAGGATCTGCAGGGCGTCGTGTTCCACGGCAAGCGCCCGTATATCCAGGCGCGCGAGCTGAACGATCTGCAATCCATCATTCGCAATCGCGGCAAGCGCATGGGGCAGCTGATCGCGCAGGATGGCGATCGGTTCGAAGGCGCGGCGGCCGTGGTGGACCAAGACGCCGGAACCGTGACCCTGACCGACGGCAAGATCGTTGTGGCCGGCGATGTGTTCCCGGTTGCTGCCGCCACGCTGGCCGATGTGCCCATGACCGGCCGCGTTTCGATCGGGGTGCGCCTGGTGGTCGATTATGTGACCGGCGATGATGATCCGACCCTGCGCGGGCTGGTGCCCGGATCCAAGGCCGAAGGCGATGGCAATCCGGCCGCCCGCGAAGTGGCGACGGTGTCCTGGGCGCGTGGCGACGTGGACGCGCCAGGCCAGTTCCACCAGGTCTATTTGCTGCAGGATGGCACTATTCTCGATCAGACGCCGCCGCCGGCGCTTGATGGCGTCATGCAGGCCCTGGCGCTCTATGATCGCCCGCATGGGCACTACATCGTCAGCGGCTGCCGCGTGTCGACCCTGGGATTGAACGCCGGCGCTCGCATTTTCTCGATCGAGGAAGGCGAGGCGAATATTTCGGGCCGCAAGGTGGTGCGCGAAGCATCCTTGCGCCATATGGAACCGGAAATCTGGGACGTGGCGGCGGTGCCGGGCGAAACCCATGTTTATGCCGGCGACCCGAGCGAGACTTTCACGCTGGCGCGTGCGCCGCTCGACGCCATCACGACCATTCTTTTGACCAAAGAGCGGACCGTGAATGTGACGCGCGGCGCCGTCGCCGATGGCATTGACGGGCTGCCCGAAAGCTCGGTGGTGTCGATCGTGGACATTCCCGGCTATACGCAGGGCGTTGACTATCAGCGCACCGGCGACGGGGTTGATTGGGGCCTGGCCGGCGCCGAGCCGGCAACGGGTGCCACCTATTCGGTCACCTTCCGGTATCGGGACAGCGTGGCGGCCGATGACTTCACCGATGAAACGTTCACGGTTTCCGGTGGCGCCGCCGGCGGTGACGTGATCATTGCCTATACCTACAAGCTGCCGCGCATCGATATTCTTGGCCTCTTGCCCAGCGGCTCGCCGGCCTATGTCAAAGGCGTCTCGGCCACCAATCCGGTTCGCCCGATGCCGCCGGCCGATGTGCTGCCGCTGGCCGAGATCCGCAACACCTGGATGGCCGAACCGGAGATCGTGACCGATCGGGTCAATACCGGCGTGCGAATGCCGACCTGGTCGGAATGGTGGCGCGTGGCCAATCGGCAAGAGGATCACGATCGGCTGATCCAGCTCAACCGGCTGGAACAGGAAATCGATCAGCGCGACCCGGCCGCCAAGCGCGGCATGTTCGTGGATCCGTTCACGTCCGACAATTACCGGGACTCCGGCATTGCCCAAAATGGGGCTGTCGGTGGCGGGATCCTGCAGCTGGCGATCGAGCCGACGATTTACGATGCCAACCTGGCCGGGCCGATCACGCTCGATTGGGTGGAAGAAGTGATCGTGGAACAGACGCTGAAAACCGGATGCGTGCCGATCAATCCCTATCAGAATTATTCGCCGCTGCCCGGCGCCCTGGTGCTGACCCCGGCGGTAGATTTCTGGACCGTGCCGGTGGTCGAGTGGACTTCAGATGTCACGCGCGAATTCCAGCGGGGGGTGATGAATTGGGGCGGCCCGCTCACGCAGATCTCGACCAGCTTTGAAAACACCGGCGCCGGCCGTAGTGAGGCGCTGCCGTTCCTGCGCGAGCGCGACGTGGCGTTTGTTCTCAAGGGGTTCCACCCCGGCGAGATCCTGACCAGCCTGACCTTTGACGGGGTCGAGGTTATGCCGGCCGGGCTGGATCCGGCCGATGGCAATGGCGAAATCGCCGGCACGTTCGCCATTCCGCCAAACATCACGGCCGGCCGCAAGCAGGTGCGGGCCGTGGGTGCGGTTGATGGCACGGTGGCCGAGGCGATCTTTACCGGCCAGGGCACGCTTGAAGTGGACGTGATGCGCCGCGTGACCACGATCAACACCTGGACGGCGCCACCGCAAGAAAGCAGCAACACCAGCGATCCGCAGGCGCAGATCTTCATTCCGCCCGAAACCCGGCAGCTGCTGGGCGTGGATTTCCACCTGTGCGCGATCGGGGATAAGGCCAACAACATTCTGGTGCATCAGGTGGCCGTCGAAACCGGCCTGCCGACCAACCAGATGGTGGCCGAAGCCCTGGTGCCGATGGCCGGCGCCGTCGAGGGCTGGGCCGAGGCGCGCTATGCCTGGCCGGCGACAACGCCCAGCGATCGCGCGCATGCCTTTGTGATCAAAACCGATGATGGCGAGCACGCGATCTCGGTGGCGGCCCTGGGCGGGCTGGATCCCGATCTGCAGCAGGTGGTGACGGTGCATCCATATGCTATCGGGCCGCGCCTGGACTCGGTCAATGCGCTGACCTGGACCGCACACCAGAAAGAGGCCCTGGCCTTCCGCCTGGTGGCGGCCCGCTATCCGGTGACCACAAAGACCGTGGAGCTGGGCACGTTCGATCTGGTGGACTGCAGCGATTTGCAGGTGCGGGGCGTGGCGGATCTGCCCAGCTCGGCCTGCTCGGTGATGTTCGAAGTCGAGCGGCCGAGCGGCCAGATTTTCCGGCTGCAGCCCTATCAGGTGCTTTCCTTTGCCGAGTACCTGACCGAAACGGTCTCGGTGCGGGCAATCCTTAATGGCACCGAAACGCTTTCGCCTATGCTGTTCGGGCCGGTGCAGGTGGTGGCCGGACGGATCGAGACAAGTGCGCTCTATGTGACGCGGGCTTTCTCGATCGACAACGCCGATCGGATCTCGGCCTATCTCAAGCTCGCATTGCCGGCTGGCTCGGCCATGACCATGCGGGCGCAGATCGATGGCGGTTCGTGGGTTTCGGTGCCGCTTGTGGCCACCGAGCTTTCGCCGCTGCCCGAGTGGGTCGAGCAAAATCACCGGCTGGGATCTCTGGCCGGGGAAACCATGCGCATCGAGATCGAGCTGACTGGCGGCCCAGCTGCCCGCCCTCGCGCTGCTGACTTTGGACTAGGGGTGATCTGATGGCCACGACGCCAAACCGCAATTATCCGCTGCCGGATATCGCGAACGATATCGATCAGGAATTTTACGCCCTGCAGCTATCCGTGCTGCCGATGATTGATCTCGATATCCAGTCCCTGTTCGATGCTGTGGCCGGCAAGGCCGCAACGGTGCATGGGCACACCATCGCCCAAATCGAGGGGCTGCAGGCCGCACTTGATGACAAGATGGCGGCCGGCGCAACGTTCAACCTGGCCGGGCTTGCGGACGTGGTCGGCATGGCGGCCGCGCCCGATGGCTATATCCCGGTCAAGGTGGGTGATGAGGTGGTGTTTCAAACGGCGCTCTCGGCGCTGGGCGATCACGAGCAGCCGATTTCATCGATCACCGGGCTAGAGGATGCGCTGAGTTCCAAAGTCAACGCATCCTCGCAATGGTTCGGCACGCAGGCCGCCTATGACGCGATCCCAAGCAAGGATCCGGCGGTGACCTATTTCATCTTTGCCGCTTAGGGCTGACTGATGCCAATCACGCGCAACGGCCAGATGCTGGCCAGCCTCAAGCGAGGCACGTCACAGATCGCTTTCGTGTTCCAGGGCACGACGCAGATCTGGGCGCATGAGATCGTCGTGGTGCTGGGCGCCTCGGGTGCCCAGACCTATCTTGCGGATCTGTTCGATCCCAGCGTTTGGGCATCAAGCACGCCCAAGCGCGTGGTGGTGCCCGAGGGCGTTGAGCGCGGATCGAGCGGATCCTGGGTGTTCGCAGTCGCCAACGGGGCGCAGGCGGCCAGTTTTGGCGGCCCACTGACCCTGGAGAACCGGGGCACGCTCTCGGGGCGCGGCGGGTCGGCTAACTCGGGCGTGGGTGGGGATGTGATCTCGGTCAACGTGCCCGGCAAGGATGGCCAGAAGCTCACGATTAGCAATCACGGCACGATCCGCGCCGGTGGCGGTGGTGGCGGCCTCGGGGGGAATGGTGGTGGCGGTTACTATCAGACGCCATACACTTATCAAGAGGGCCCGTACTTCGAGAACAACAACCCCGGCTATGCGTGGCACGATTATGGCAGCTGGGCTCGTAGATGGGGGTACGATTATACATACCCCTCACCTGCACCGCCCTATTCAACAGGCGGTTGGACATACCATCTAGGGGCACACAACGGTGGTGGACATTACGCCATCTACCGAACACAGACACGCTACAACACCTACTATACCTCGGGCGGTGCTGGCGGTAACGGCGGGCGTGGCCAAGGCTATGACGGCGCAAACGCTGGTGGGTCTGCTGGGGCTGCTGGCGGCACCAACGCGGGCGCGGGTGGCACCGGCGGCTCTGGCGGCGGCTGGGGCGCGACCGGCGGCACCGGCAGTTCCGGCGCATCAGGCAATAATGGCGGCGGTGCCGCCGGGGCAGTGGGCGGCTTGGCCGGGTTTTATCTGACCGGCTCGGGCAATGCGACCCTCAACAATTTCGGCACGGTCCTGGGCCGGCTCAACTAGCGAGAAAAGACATGAGCGAAGAAGAACCGGGCGCAATGACGCCCGAGGAAATGGCTGCGCAGGAAGCGGCGGCCATGGCGGCGGCGATGCTGGCAGATGCGAAGAAAACCGCGATCGAGCGCTTCGTTTCGCATATGAATGCGGTTGGCGCTTCGATCGTCCAGCAATACCCCATGGCCGAAGTGCAGTCCTGGCCGATCCAGAAGGTGGAAGCCGAGGCGCTGCTGGCGCTTGAGGCGCCGGATCTGCCGGCCGCCTCGGCCGTGGCGCCGTTTCTGCTCTCGGTTACCGAAGTGCATTTCGGCCCCGCTGCGGACGATGCCGAGCGGCTTGCGCAGCTGCAGGACAAGGCGGCGGCCGTCAAGGCCAATGCGGACGCCTGGGCGGCCCTGTCGGCCTATGTGAACGGGTTGCGAGCGCGGGTGTCCGATCGGATCGAGGCGGCCGAAAACATGGATGCCCTGTTCGTCATTCAATCCGAGGCGGCCACCGAGCTGTCAGAATGGCGCGAGGCGGCGGGGGTCTGATTTGAGCAGCTTCACCGAGCCGCTGGTGATCACACCAGATGGAAAAGGGCGCTACCGGACGGAGCGCCCTTTTTCTTTTGATATCGGGCTGAAAGGTTCGGGCCTGACCGTCACGGTGCCGGCGGGCTTTTCCACGGATCTGGCCACGGTGCCGCGCTGGCTCTGGTGGCTGTTTCCCCCGTTCGAACCGCAATATGCGGCTGCGGCCGTGTTGCATGACTTTCTGCTGTCCTGGGTCGGTTTCGACAAGATGACAGCGCACGCGCTCTTTTTCGACGCCCTCAAGATCCTGGGCGTTGATCGTTGGCGGGCCTTGGCGATGTTCGCCGGTGTCGTCGCCTATGGCTGGTTTAGCCGCTGACTTTTCGCAACACCTTCAAACTTAGGAGAATGCCCGATGACCAGCCCGGTTTTCGGAATGACCTTTTCGCGCCCAGAAACCGAGGCCGTCCCGGCCCTCGGTGCGGACTTTTCCAAGGCGCTGATCGTCGAGACTTCGGACGATGCCAACGCGGTGACCTATCCGCTGGGCACGCCGGTGCGGATCTCGACCAGTGACGCCACCAAAATGACCGAGCTGGGCACTGGCCTGTTGCGCGATGCTGCGGCCGCCATTCACGCGCAGCTCGGGGGCCTCAATGCCGGCGCGGATCTGACGATCATTCGCGTGGCCGAGGGGGTCGATGCGGCCGCCACGGCCGCCAATATCGCGGCGGCCCTGGCACCGGAATCGGTTTCGGCTATTGCCTCGGCCACCGGCGCGACCCCGCGCATCATCTGGGCTGGCCGCACCAGCTGGCAGCTCGACAGCGAGACGCCTAACCCGATCTGGGCGGCGCTTGAAATCGCCTGCGAAAAGCTGCTGGCCGTGGCGCCTGTCGATGTGGATCCTGACTCCAAGGCCGACGCAATTTCGCAGCGCGAGGCATTCAGCTCGGAACGCATCTTGCCGGTGGGTGTGGCCGCCCGCGCCTATATCGACGATGTGCTGGTGACCCGCGCCATGGGGCCTTATGTGGTCGGCCTGATGATCCGCATCGATAACCAGCATGGCGGCAAGCCGTTCAACCCGTTCGCCAACCGGGCGCTGTTCGGGCTATCGGGCACCTCGCGCAAGATCCCGTTTTCGCTGCTCGATGGCTCGACTGAAGGCCAGCAGATGCTCGAAAGCGAGATCTCGGTGGTGGTCCAGGGCGAAAGCGGTGTCGATGGCGCCGTGGCCGATGGCGGTTTCCTGTTTATCGGCACTGATAACTGCACCACTGGCGAATTGTGGAAGCAGATCCACCAGGTGCGCGGCGCCGATTACATCACCGTAAAGATCATGGAAATTACGCGCCAATTCCTCGGCCGCAAGATCTCGGCCGATACGGTGGAAGCGTGGATCAACTCGATCAAGTTCATGCTGCGCGACCACAAGGTGGCCGACGATATCTTGGGATCCGATGTGACCTTCAAGAAGAATCCGAACAGTCCCGAAAACATTCGCCTGGGCCATCTGACCCTCAATCTGGGGATCGAGCCGGCGCCAGCCTTCAAGGTGGCCAACCACGTTGTGGCGCGTTTCCGCCCGGCGCTGGATAGCCTGGTGAATGAAATCATCGCCCGCCAGAACGCAGCCAGCGAAGCCTGATCGGCGCAACCCATACCGGGCGGCGGTGCCGCCTGGTCCATCCATCCAAACATTGAGGTTTAAGAATGCAGCCGTTTTATCAGCTGGCCGCTGTCGATGTTCGCCGCGCCGAAGTCGAGGGCAGCTCGCGCGCCACCACGATCGAAAAACTGACCCTGCCGGGCCTGGACTTTGTGGCCAGCGAATTCTCGCCCGGTGGCAGCGTCATGGCGGTCAATTTCGTGCAACCGCGGTTGAATGCGGCCGAGCCGAAATGGTCGAGCAAGGGGCTTGATCTCGACATTTTCGGCGGGCTGGGCAAGCGCGGCCGTTGGGTTATGGCCGGCGCCTATCGCCAGGTCGGCCCTGGCGGCGGATCCACGATCGGCGCCCGGTGCATCATTGAAGGAGCGATCGCCAATTATGAACCGGGCGAAAGCGATCCGGCCGAGCTGCAGGGGTGCAACTACACTTTCAAGGAAGTGACGCACATCGAGTTCAGCCTGGGCGACAAAGAGCTGTATTATGTGGACGTGTTCGAACGGGTGCTGCGCTTTGATGGCGTGGACCATTTCGAAGATATCCGCCAGGCGCTGGGAGCCTAAGACATGACCAGCAGCCCGAGCAAGGTTGACGTGCCGCTCAAGCATCCGGTGACGGTCGAGGGCAAGACCTATTCGACCCTCACGTTCCGCCGCATGAAAGCGCGCGATGCGCTGGTGGGGGAGGGCGAGGATAGCGAGGTGCGCGCCGGCTATCAGATCTTTGCCGCCCTGGCCGATGTGCCGCTGGCGGTGATTCTTGATTTGGACATGGAAGATATGGCCATAATCGGGGCGAAGGTGGCGCCCCTTATGGGAAAGTTGCCGAAGCCAGCGGCGCCGAAAAAGAAGGGCCGGCGGTCGCCTGGCGCGATGTGATCCTGGCGATCGCCAGGCATACAAACACATCGATCGACGCGGTTGAGGATTGGGAGATCGACAAGCTCTTGAGCTATTCGCGCTCCCTTTCCCAGCAGCTCGCGCGCGAGCGGCCGAGGCGCAGTTAAGCGCCCCGGCTACCGCTTAGCGGTCGTAGTATTCGATTTCCGTCTCGTTCAAGACAACGCGGACAATCCGAAATGCATAGAAGAACGCCGCGATGCCGAGCGTCACCAGGATTAGAATGATCCAGATGATCACGTGGCCGATCGACGAGGCGAGATTAAATCGGCAATTTAGGCGTCCGATCTCCCTACCGCTGCTATCGAGGACCTTGGTTTTGTTGATGACATCCTTGTTCAAGTAATAGGGGAAGACAAAGAGCGCGAGCCCCAGGGTCACAATGGACAGCAGGATCCAGATGATGACCACGCCGATCGTGTCGACAACGCCGAACTCGGCTTTAAAGCGGGAGGCCCTGAGGTGCGAGATCTCGGACATTGGCGTCTCCTAGTATGTAAAGCCGTACGACTTCGCAACGCGCGAAATCTGGGTGCAATGAGCGGTCAGGGCTGATTTGGAGTAGTCGGCCAGCTGGTACTCCTGACCCATGGTCATGGTCTGCAAATTGCTGGCAAAACTCATGTCGTCAGCTGCCACTTTGTCTTCGATGAAGCCTGCAATTGCCGATTGATCAAACTCGAGCCCGCACGCTTCTTCTGATCCCAGAACAGATCCGAGATCCATCGCAATTTGCATGCTGTCAAAGCTTTGCGCAGATGCGTGAGTCATAAGGCCGGCCGTGATGGCCAGTATTCCAAATAGTCTCAAATGAAAGCCCTCCCTTTCGGTGTGTAACCGATAGCGGTGTATGTATGGAAAGTCCACTATGGCCGTTTTGACTTCAAAGCTGATTGTCTCGCTTATCGATCAGTTCACGGCGCCGGCGCGTGGTGTAGCGCGCTCGGTAAAGGATCTGCAGCGTGCCAGCCGCGCCAATGCCATGCAGCTCAACGATATGCGCGGCCGCATGCTCGACACGGCCGCCGCCGCCTATGTGATGGCCCGCGCTCTGTCGGCGCCAGTGCAGAAGGCGATCGAGTTCGAAAGCGCCATGGCCGATGTGGCCAAGGTGTCCGGATTCGACGCCTCGGGCCTTGATGAATTCGGCCGGGATCTGCGCGACCTGGCGCGCTCGGAAATTCCGATGGCGGTCACCGAGCTGGCCGCCCTGGCCGAGAACGCGGCCGCCTCGGGCGTGGGCGATGCCGACCTGGTGGACTTTACGCGCATGACCGCAAAGGCGGCTCTCGCCTGGGGTGTGTCCGGTGCGCAGGCAGGCGAAGATCTGGCCAAGCTACGCGAGGCCCTACGCCTCTCGACGGCCGAGACCATGGCCTATGCCGACGCCATCAATCATCTGTCGGACCAGACCGCATCGACGGCGCCGGATCTGACCAATTTTGCTCGCCGCGTGGCCAGCCAGGGCGAGTTCTATGGTTTTAGCAAAGAGCAGTCGCTGGCCTTTGGCTCGGCCATGATCTCGGCCGGCGCCGAAACCGAGGTGGCCGCAACGTCCTTTCGCAATATGGGCCGCGCCCTGACCAAAGGGGCCGGCGCAACCAAAAGCGTCAAAGAGGCTTACCGGACCCTTGGACTGGATTCGGGCAAGGTCGCCAAGGCCATGCAAGAGGATGCCGTGGGCACCACGCTTGAGGTGGTGAAACGCCTCGGCCAGCTGCCCGAGTATATGCAGGCAACGGTCATGTCGGATCTGTTCGGGGATGAAGCGCGCGCCCTGGCGCCGCTCTTGAACAATGTCGAGCTGCTGGAACGCACGCTGGGGTTGGTTTCTGACGAGACAGCCTATGCCGGCAGCGTCCAAGCCGAATTCGCGCGCCGAGCGGCGACAACCGAATTCAACCTGCAGCGGCTCAAAAACCAGGTGGACGATGTGGCTATGGCCATAGGCAATGCGCTCTTGCCGGCCATCAATGCGGCCGCCGCAGCGGTCGGCCCATGGCTGGGCGCCATGTCCGACTGGATCGCGGCCAATCCCCATATCGTGCAGGCGATCGCTGCCATGCTCGGCGGGCTGGTCGCGCTGCGCGTGGTCACGCTGGCTTCGCGCTGGGCGTTCCTGTTTCTCAAGGGCGCGGTGCTGGACACGGCACTGATGATGGTGCGCGGCGCCATCGGGTTTCTGGCGCTGATCAATCCGCTAAACCTGGTCAAGAATGCGGTGATGGCTTTGCGCATGGCGCTGATGCTCTCGGGCATTGGCCTGGTGCTGGCCGCCGTCGCTGCAGCCGGAACGTGGATTTATAACAATTGGGAGGGCCTGGGCGCGTTCTTTGAAGCGCTAGGCTCGGCCATGATGGCGGCGCTTGAGCCGCTGATGCCGGTGATCCAGCCGGTGATCGATGCCGGCCAGAAGATCCTGGATTGGGTCACCGGGCTTTTGGGGCCGGTCGATGCCAGTGCCGAGGATTGGGCCGGCTGGGGCAATGCGGTCGGCACGGCCGTGGGCGAAGCGATCGTGGCGGTGGTCGAGCGCGGCCAGGCGATCATTGACTGGTTTGCGGAGCTGCCGACCCATATCGCCACCGGCGTTTCGGGCATGGCCGATGCGGTGATCCAGCAATTTGCCGATATCGGGCAGCGCATTGCCGAGGCGTTCCAGTCGATCGATTGGGTCGGCATCGGTGTGAGCCTGATGAATTCGATCTGGGAAGGGATGAAATCGATCATCCCGAATATGGTCGAGGGGCTTGGGTCGGCAATTGCCGGGCTTAACCCGTTCGGTGGCGGCGCCGCGCCTGTAGTTGGGCCGGCGCCGCAATACAATCCGGCCTATCCCGATTTGCCTGTGCCCATGACGGTGCCCGGCAAGGCGGTGGGCGGTTCGATCCTGGGCGGCAAGACCTATCTGGTGGGCGAATATGGTCCCGAGCTGATCACGCCCGGCCGGGGCGGTTATGTCCACACGGCCGACGAAACCGCCGCCATGCTTGGCCAGAGCGGGCGCTCGATGCCGCCGGTTTCGGTCAGTTTTGGCAACATCATTGTGCCTGGCGGGCAGGATCCGCGCGCCACGGCCGAGGAAGTCATGCGCACGCTTGAAGCCAAGCTGCGCGAGGCCATGGGCGGCATTTTTGCCGATGTCGAGTTTGGGGGTTAGCCATGCTGTTTCAAGTCGGCCCTGTGGGCATCGATACCTTTCCGCTCGGGCCGGAAGGCTTCAACCGCAACTCTGGTGCGGATCTTGCCGCCAAGCCGGTTATGGGTGGCCTGCAGCCGCGTGAATATATGGGCGAGGCCGACCAGGGCATCACCATCACCGGCCGGGTACTGCCAACCAAGCTTGGCGGTCTGCCCCAGATCGACCAGCTGCACGCGCTCTCAAGCGCCGGCACCAAGGTGCCGGTGATGCGGGGCGATGGCAAAGTGCTGGGCTGGTATGCGATCGAGTCCGTGACCGAGCAGCACAAGGATCTGACCATGCTCGGGATCGGGTTCGTGGTGGCTTACACGCTTGAGCTGGTGAAGGTCGATACCGATGGCGCCCTGGGCAGCGCGCAAGGCGGCGGCCTGGTCGGCATGCTGCTCTCTTTGTTTGAGGTGCTTTGATGATGGAAGCGATCACGGTCACGCGGCCGCGCACCATGCTCGATTTGCTGCTGTGGCGGAAATTCGGGGCAGATGGGCCGGCGCTGCTCGAACAGACGCTTGAGGCCAATCCGGGGCTGGCCGCCGCCGGCGCCGAAATCCCGATCGGCACAACGGTGCTGCTGCCCGAATATGCGCCGAAATCCGCCAGCCAGCCGGTGCCGGTGCTGGATCTGTTCGGGGAAGGTTAGGCCATGCCCAGCAAAGACAAATGGCAAGTCGATTGGCAGGTGGAAATCGCCGGCCAGGATCTGACCGCTGCCTGGCGGCCGGTGCTGCAGTCCATCACCGTGACCGATCGCGATGGCGAAGCATCGGACAGCTGCAGCCTTGAGCTGGACGATAGCGCCGGCCAGATCCGGCTGCCGGCCAAGCGCAGCCCGGTGCTGGTGCGGATCAATGGTGCCAGGGTGTTCGCTGGCTTTGTCGAGACGGTGCAAAGCAGCGGCAGCCGTAGCGCCGGCCGCGTGCTGCGCGTCCAGGCCAAGGGCTTTGATACCGGCGGCAAGGCAAAGGAGCCGCAGCGCTTTCACCTGGACGATGCCGATCTGGGCGGTTTTCTCGGCAAGCTGGCCGAGCGCTCGGGCCTCTCGATCAAGGTGGATCCGCAGCTGGCGGCGATCGCGCAAGACTATTGGGCGGCCGATGGGGACAGCCTGATTTCGGCCGGGCAGCGCCTGGCGCGCAAATATGGCGCCACCTTCAAGATCCGGGGCGATCAGGCGGTGTTCGCAGCCCAAGGTGCCCAAGCCCTCGGTGTGACCGAGGCGATCTATGGCGACAACCTGATTGATTGGTCGATCACGCCGCGCCAGCCGCGCCGGCAATTTGCCGGGGGCAGGGCGCACTGGTTTGATCGGGCTTCGGCCGCGTTCAAGATCAAGGATCTCGAATTCGGCAACGGGGTCGAGATCCCGGCCCTCAATGTGCTGCGCCCGACCCTGGCCGACGAGGCCGAGGCGGATGCGGTGCTGGATGCGCGCGGCCGCGAAAACGATCGCGAGGGCGGCACTGGCACGGTCAAGCTTGATCTGGCGCTGTCTGCCGTGGTCGAGGGCGTTTGCCGGATCTCGGGTGCCCGCACCGGGGTCGATGGCGAATATGTGATTTCATCGATCACGCACACCGCCAGCCGCACCGGCGCTTCTGTCACCAGCCTGGAATTGAAACAACCCGGCGCAGGCGCCGGCAAAGACGGCCGCAAGGCCGGGTCGGCGGCGCAGCCATCTTTCGCGCTGCCGGCGCATGACACGCTCGGCTGACGCCAGCGTGAACGGCCGGGCGCGGCCGCACCTTCCATCAACATCGGGGATATGACGTGAAACTGGTTTCGAACTGGCGGGCGCTGATCGCGCGCGCCTGGTCGCTGAAGCTTTTGGCGCTGGCGATCATCCTGGGGGCTTTGGAAATTGCCTTGCCCTATCTGCACGGCGCACTGCCGCTGCAGCCGGGCACATTCTTCGCCCTGATCTTTTTCATCAATGTGCTGGCCGCGATCGCGCGGCTGA